ATTTCAAAAAATTGTCTTCATATAGTCTTATTGCTAAAAACTCTGGATACCTTGCTATGTCCATCTGTAAACTCATATCAGGTTTTTTAATTTCTCTGATCCTCTTTGCCATTTCTGGCGTGTAAAAAACAGGTTTATTTGGTTCACCTGTCCACTCATTAACACCATACTTAAAATGGTCTTTATCTTTATTTATGAATTCCATTTTTAGTCCTAATCTTTTTCCAAACTTCAGGTGTCTTGTGTATATTTCTTGTCTTATCAATGGATCCAGAATTCAAATAAATTCCTCCCCATACTCCTTGTTCATCATTTTCAACGCCTGCTTGATAACACATCTTAGAAACTGGACAACTAAAACATGCTTCATCAATACTTTTTGCTATATTAACATCTGCCTCATACTTGTCATAAAATAAATTGGTATCCATTCCTCTGCATATGCCTAGGTGAAACCAATCTAGATCATCTTCATCTACACCTAATTCATTTAAAATGTTTGACATATTTTGTTGGCAGCTTCCAGATTCCTTGTTCGTTAGCAGCAATTCTTTCTGCAACGCCCCACTGATCTTTTCGGAACATTCCCTTTATATGAGTAAAGCCGCCTGGGGTTTCTTTCCAAATTAATAAATCATAATTATCCCAATATGATTCTTGACTTTTTGTCTTAGACCTTTGTATAAAAACTTCTACACCTTTAAGTGTAAGGTTAAGCATTTCTTTCCTATCTAGTAAGTCCGCCTAGATTGCTTTGCTGGCCCACTAGGATTCGAACCTAGGACCTAGAAGTTAACAGCTTCCCGCTCTGCCTGCTGAGCTATGGGCCAAAGCAGAAACCGCAGCTTCTATGTATTATTATACAGTAAAAACTGCGGCCCTGTCAAGGATTTTATTTATTCTTTTCTGTTATTTTTACTATATTAACCTTTTTAATTTCATCGTCTATATTGAATATATCCCCTACGTAGTCCCTGGCATCAGTTTCATTAAAGGCAGTAACCTCTAACTCTACATCCATTTTAACTTTGTAAGTGTTCATACTCTATTATATCACTTTTAAAGCTATTTAGGTGCTTTTTTATCTACTGCAGTAAATGCTGCATTAATTTCTGCTACAGTTAATTTACCATCATCTAGAAATCCACGAGCAAGTTTTTCAACTACTGTTGCAACTCCTAGTGTTCCAGCTAATATAACTGCTTTATAGGTTTCAATTCCTACAATTGCTCCTGCTCCAATTACAGATAATCCTGATGCTGCAAATACAGCAATAATTCTAGCTAGAATATTATTGATGTTTGCAATTGCTCCTGATCCTACCTGTGTTGGCTCTTCGATATATGCTTTAGCCATTATTAGTCCTCTCTATTTCTGATTGGATAGGTTATAGCCCACGCAATTAATGTACATATAATTGCATAACCAACAATTGTTTTTGCACTTCCGTCCAAAACAACCCATGCTATAAACATTCCTAATAGAGTCCAAAGCTGATCGATCATATCTTGAATTACTTTTTTGATATAGTTAATCATTCTTTCTTCTCCTCATTCCTTTGGATTCACCAGAGGCTCCTCCTCCACCTGAACCACCTGAGTTACCCCCGCCTGAGCGAGAGCCTCCTGTAGATCCTCCAGTGGCTGCGCCTGTTACGGCGCCCACAGCATTCAATGCTGCTCCTGTTGCTACTACTGTAGCCACAACCATTTTTGTTGCTTCTTCTCTTTCGCCTTCTGTCATATCTGCCCCAATGCTTCCAAGTGCTGCTAATGCTGCTCCTGGATCATTAAATAATTCTGCTACAAATGCTGCTGGATCAGATACTAATTCTACTTGCACAGCAACTTCTGCTGTAATTACAACTGAATCACCATTTTCAGATGTGCGAACGTCTACTGGTGTTTGTGGTGGCAAGTCTGCTAATTTAATTCCAGCATCTGCAACCTGTTCCTTAGTAAGATTTTCACCTGGTGCAACTGATTGAATTAGTGCATCAGCAACAATTTCTTTTTCTGCCTGAGATAATTTACCATCTGAATTAGCTAATGCAACAATTGCTGCAACATCTTCTTTTGAAACTTCTCCATCTGACGCAAGTGCTTTTAACACTGCCTCTTGGTCTGCTACTGAAACTTTGCCATCTGCTGCCAATGCATCAATTAATTGATCAGTTTCTTTTGCATCAATTTCTCCATCTGCTGCCATTGCATCTGCAATATCTGCAACTTCTGTACTATCTAATTTACCGTCTGCTAATGCATCATCTACAGCATTATTTACATCTTCTATTGATCCCGCCTCTGGCTCAATTGCAGGTGGTTCTTCTGCAGGTGGTTCTTCTGCAGGTGGCTCAACCGCAGGTGGTTCTTCTGCAGGTGGTTCTTCTGCAGGTGGCTCAACCGCAGGTGGTTCTTCTGCAGGTGGTTCTTCTGCGGGTAGCTCAACCGCAGGTGGTTCTTCTGCAGGTGACTCAACCGCAGGTGGCTCAACAACTGGTGGCTCAACAATTGGTGGCTCAACAACTGGTGGCTCAGGTGCAGGTGGAGTAGGTGCTGGTGCGGGTGCTGGTGCGGGTGCTGGTGCGGGTGCAGGAACTGCATCAATTACTGTTTGTGCTGCTGCTACTATTGTAGGTGCGGTACTTACTTTTTCTACGGCTGTAGAAACAATTGCAAGATCTGCTACTTTTGCAGTTAATGTTGTGTTTGCTGTTGCTAATGCGGTCACAGTATTTTGTGAAACTGTTGCAATAGGAGCAATTACTGTATTTGTATTTACTGTATTTGTTGAAACAACTGTTGTAATTGCTGAGTTTAATGTAGCAATTTGTGCATTTGCTGTATCAATTGCTGATTGTATTGCTGCTGTTGAAGGATCTGGTGTAGGTGTAAATGATGCACCTTGACTAATAGTTCCATTAAATCCAGGTCCAGAATTTGTATCAGTAATAGGAGTAATTGTTCCATTAGTGCTTGATCTAGTATTAAAACGAGCACCATTTGGAATAGGCCCAGTAACACTTACATCTGCTATCCAAGCACCATCTGCTGGGTTTACATCAGCGTTAAATCTAATTTGTGTCATCTGAGTATCGGCTGTTCTTAAAGGATAAACACGAACATCCCAGGCCACAGAAAGGGTGTTAGTAGTTGTTGAGTAAGTTACGCCAGAGCCATTACTCCATGTAGTCCAGTCATATCCTGCTATAGAAATAGATGGGGCAGATGGAGTTGAATAGTAGTTTCCACCTTCATTAACACCAAAAGTAATAGTTGCGTTAGAACCTACATACACATTGTTATAAACAGTATTTCCCATACGTAAATTAAATGGAAGGTTCATTCGAATACCAGCGTCATCTGTATTTGCTAATACATTTGTTGATGCTCCAATTGTTGCAGCTAATGCATTTATCGCATCTTGAGCATTATTAATTGCTATATTTGCTTGAGTTAATTGTGTTTGAGCTTCTGTCCGTGCAGGTGTTACTGCTGCCACCGCCGTAGTTGCTGTAGCAACTGTTGCAGTAGCAGTATCTATTGCTGTTTGTGCTGCTTGAACTGCAGTAGAGGCTGTTACAGATTGTGCAACTTCTGCTGCAATTGCTGTAGCAACCTGTTCAACTGTCGTAGGAGTTGTTGTCATTAAAGGAGTTGCTGTGGCTATAACTGTGGCTGTTGCTGATTCAATTACAGGGACTGCTGCAGTAATTACTGCCTGTGCTGCAACTACTTCTGGTGTTTGTGTTGTAGAGCTTACTGGAATTGCTGCTACTGCTTGAGTAACGCCAATGATTGTTTGAGTAACTGTCTGGGTAACTGCTGTTGCTGTCTCCACCGCTGTGGACACATTTGATACTTCTGCAACCGCAGTGGTTGCTGCTGCAACTGCTGTATTTGCTGCTGCTACAGCAGCATTAGATGCTGATACAGCCTGAACTGCTGTTGCTATTGTTACAGTTGCTGTATCTGATGCCGCTACAGCTTGTGCAACTTCTGTCGTTGCTGTAGCAAGTGCTGTGTTAACCGCTTGTTGTGCAGGACTTACGACCACTTGTTCTGCAGGCGCTGGAACTTCATCACCATATGCAACGCTGGGTCCAAAAAGGAAAAGCCAGCCTATTATAAAAAGGCTGGTTAAAAAATACTTAATCTTTCTAGTCAACTAAGGCTCTCCAAAGTAAAACAATATTTTTGTTTACTTAGTAATTATAGCAGAGTGTTAGTTTAAATTACTTAGGGTTATCTGTTTTATAAAAGCCATTACCTTTAAACTGTATACCAAACGGAGTAAAGTGTCTGGTCATTTGTGATTCACATTGAACACATGTGTAACCTGGATCATTTTCTGTTATTGATCTGTTTACTGACATTGTTGCGTGTGCATCATCATATGAGCATTTGTATTCGTATACTGGCATTCCCTATCCTTTAATTATAGTGAGCAGTTTAAGGACATACTCAGGTCCATCCTGCGGGTAACGGCCCGCTATCTGCGACTTCCCGATGAAGGGGTGCAGATTTCTATTATACCCTACTTGATTTTAATTGTTTTTGGTTTCTTTTCCTCTGGAACAATACGCTCCAAAGAAATACGCAACATTCCATCTTTGACTTCTGCGCCAGTTACTTCGATGAATTCAGCTAATGCAAATTCACGGGTAAACTTACGGGCTGCAATTCCCTTATGAATTACCTTTTCTGCTGTTGCTTCAGTCTTAATCTCACCTGTTACTGTAAGTGTTTGTTCTTTTACAGCAACATCAAGATCATCCTTTGAAAAACCAGCCACTGCTACTTCAATGCAGAAACTATCCTCATCTTCCATTTGGATGACGTTGTATGGTGGGTATGTTGATTGTGTTGAGTGATTGTGGATTCTTGAGAGTCTTTCAAAATCTCTATTAAATCCGATAAAAAATGGATCATTAAAAAAATCCAGTGTTGTAGTTACCATTTTTGCTCCTTTTAAGCGAGTTAAATTAGTACCCCCTATTGGCAGGTACTAATATATTATATCATTATGGAACTGGAATTACAACTATCTTGGTTGACTTACATCCCTTTAGGCCTGTTATTAATGCCGTTTTTTCTTTAGCATCTATAGACAAACCCCACCTTGCTTTAATGGATACCCAATTTGCAATATATTCGCAAACATAGGATTTATTAGTTGGCAACCAGTCTGCGGGGTCTTGATCAGATTTAGATCTATTTGATGATCCAGTTACCGCAATTAAATGTCTTGGGTCTGTCATATCATTTGCATACTGTTGTCTCTTAAGGTCTGTCCATGCTGATGCTCCAGAGTCCCAAGCTTCTGCAAGAGGAACCATGTGATCTACATCTAATTTGCCAGCTTCAGTAACTTCAACATTATCATAAATGCTTAACCATTTCCCCCCAGTTAACGCACAATCTTTTCCAATTGTTGGCTTAACTAAAGCCTCATCGATAATAACTGATTTACGTGAATCGCATCCTAATTGTCCTGCACGGCTAATTGTAATCCAATGCTTAAACTTTGTACGTACATATCCTGCACGTACTTCATCTGCAACCTTTATTGAATCAATTGCTTTTTGTACTGTTGTATAAGATTTATTTGCTGCTTCTGCTTGAGAAGTTGATAGGACTAGTATCAATCCCAAGACTACTGGTCCCACCTTCTTCATAATTACTTTGCCTTCTTTGCTGGTGCCTTAACTACTGCCTTTTTTACAGGTGCTGCATCCTTTGGAGCAGCATCCCAATCTGGGCGAGCTACTGACATAACTAAGCTATAAGGACGCTTCTTCTTAAATACGCCATCTCCGTTTGCTTGTGATCCTTTTGTATCTCCCGATGTGTTTCCTTCATATGTTATAAGGTTCTTTCCATCGTTTGAAATAACAATTCCAACATGCTCTGTGTCTGTTGGGGTCTTATCAAAGTTAAAGAATACTACATCTCCTGCTTGTGCTTGTCCAATCGGAACAATTCTCTTATTCTTTGCAAACCATTGTGCTCCTGCATCGCATGATGCAAAGCCCTTCTTTGTTGAAGCAGCAACTAAATGAACTACTCCAGCATCATCAAAGCATCCTGAAACAAACATTGCACACCATGGTTGGTTATTCATTCCATAACGCTTTCCAAAAATTGTATCGTTATTAGTTCCTTCTGTGTACTTCTCATCAGCATACTTCTTAGCCGCTGCTAATACTTTTGCTGCATTTGGGTGAATTACTTCTGCCATTTTATTTCTCCTTATTGTAATTGACTATACTATAAGTATAGCATTTCTTTATTTGAGCGGATGATCAGAATCGAACTGACCCCTTCTGCTTGGAAGGCAGAGGCACTACCAATATGCAACATCCGCATTGCGCCGTCGGCAGGAATCGAACCTGCGACCAAGACCTTAGAAGAGTCCTGCTCTATCCCCTGAGCTACGAAGGCATTCCTTTAATCGTTTGGAATATCTTCCTCATGCATATTAATCTCTACCAAGCCTAACTCTTTTGCCATTTCATGGCCTTCTTCTGACATTTCTATTGTTGCTTCAAGGTTATCATTATATGTAACCTTTATTAATCCCGCCTCATATAGCTGAACCAATGACCTATCTACATGCTCTTGATGGGCTTCCCATAATTCTGGAGCAATGTATTTTGCTTTTTCTGTAATCTGGAAAATAAATTCTCCATGCTCATCCATACCTGCCAACTCAACTGCACCCATCTCTAGGTACCTTGATAGTTTCTCGTCATCATCCATGCGATCTCCTTGTGCAACAAGTAGGACTTGAACCTACGATTACCGAATTATGAGTTCGGGGCTTTAACCAACTAAGCTATTGTTGCTTAGTAATCTATTGTATCGTGCCATCTTCATTCTTGTCAATAGTTTCTTCTACAATTTGCTGCACATATTCAGAAAAATGCTTTCTAACATTTCCCATAGGCCTGTACCCAGCAGATTTCCAAATTCTTTTATATTCAATTACATTAGTAAATGTAGTTGGACATAATACTATTCCATTATACTCTTTTAATACTGTTGGCAGTGGAACATGTTTACCACAGCATTTACATTCCTTGGCTTTTTCTTGATAAGTGCTCATATTATTGTCATCCTGTCCATTGCATCTCTTAAGTTTTCTGGCATTCTTGGTGCCCTTATCATATTATATGATTCAGTCTCTCCATCATTTTTTGTTCCGAAGTCATTATCGTAACTCATAGACTCATATGTATGTATATTTATTTCTTCGTTTGTATCAAACTTACTTCTGCTTATAGCATTATAAATAGCTCCACAAACTGCGTCCGCCAAGTCTTTTGAACCTTTTCTTGGGTGGTCAACCCTGTCTCTCATTATTTTAAGCTGAAGCAATTCATCTATAAGCAATTGTATATGTGGCCCAGACAATCTTTCTTCCGCCACGATCATTGCCATATCATCATAATGCTTTTTAGCGACAGATAGAATTTCTGTATTAATGCCGTATTGTTTTAGTTGTTGCATCATATCATGAGAGTTCCATCTGTCAAAGGTGCATACACGAATTTTAAATCCTCGTGTTTTTAATGAAAGAATATAGTCCTTTACTTCCGTAAAGTCTACGGACTTATCTTTTGTTGGCGTCCAAAATCTTACTGCGTCTATCTCAACAATTGGTGCGGGTTGAGAATATGTATCAGTAACTTTAATGTTAACCCATTTGTTTACATGGCCCATGGCAACTGCACAATGGTCATGTTTCTGAGCTAAGTCTACGTGCAAAAAGTATTCTTTATCTGGATCTGGAATAAACCAGTCTTCAAGTCTACCAAAATTATCTACTGCAAGATGGCCTTTATTAAAAGCTTTC